GTTTTATAATGGAACAGAAAGTCTCCATCCGTTTGGATCTTTTCTGGCAGGGTGATTGTGTTCAGGCCAACCTGCCACATCTTTAACATCTAAATTAAAAATATTTTCTTTCATATTTTTAGGTATAACATCGATATCAACAAATAACAATTTGTCAAATTTATCAAAATATGGGTCTAAGTAAATTCTACAAGCTTCAAAGTAATTAGATTTGGTTTTTACTGTTCTTTCATTAGAAAAAAAATATTCTGCATTATGTACATCAGCATACTCTTTAAAATAGTTTTTACTTATATCAACAACTTTATCAACATAATTATAAAAATCATGGTTTTTACCAACATGCATGTCATTTTTATCTAACCAATATTGGAAAATGACATTCATTCTATTGCTTTCATAAGTTCATTCACATCTTCACCCCTATTTGGGAGTTTATCCTTAAGAAAGAAGTGAACAAAGTGACATTCTTTAATACGTGTATTTGCAGTAAACAAACCGTTCCACTTCCAATCCATATTTTTAATCTTCATGTTTTCTTCACGAATCCACGTATTTAAAAGTGTCTGGTCAGTAGACCATTTCCAAGCGCCCATGCCATCAACAAAAGGTTTAAACTCAGAACGACGAAGAAACTGTGCCGGTGTTTGATCTTTAAGGTATTTTTGGATTTTTTGATTCATAACCATAATGCCCATGTTCATGAACTCGGCACCAAGATTGTTCCACTTCCAATCTACTTTCTTAATTGTTTGATACTGCATGCGTGAGTAGTTTGTGATTTTACCTTGGTACTGTTTTGTAATAGGCATCTCACGTTCAACCACGCCACCAAAATCGTACTGTGGTTCTAAGTCATCAAAGATATTTGGTGCACCAGGACGAATCCACACGTCAGCATCTACTATTGCCACCTGGTCATAAGTCTTAAGATATGAAAATGCATTTTCTTTTTCATAAATCGGTAGGTACCCACCATATTTTTCATATGACTCACGACTACGATTCGTAGAAAACACGTCAGGCTTAATCATAAGTATGGGGTTTCTTTGCACTTCATGTGCAATACCATGCGCCTTACAGTATTCTGCTACTGACTGAACACAATGATCATAGAGTTTCGAGCGCTTTCCGATGTAGACTTGATAAATTAGTTTTTTCATTTTCATAACTCTCTAAAATTTTTTTGGCTAGACTCATAGCCTCACTAAAGCCTTCTTTGAATCTATTACTTTTATGGCCGTCTTTCACGAAATTCTCTAAACTACGTACATCGCTATCGCAACTTGGCATACTATAGTTTTTTTGATAAACAATAGCTTCCCACTGGGTTCTAAGATTTAAAATAGTAAAAATATCAGCCTTTGAGATCTTGGTTTTCATACTCGTCATTATCGCTTTCATTATCGAACATTACTTCATTAATCATGTGTCGGCTTGGTCCTTCGCTAAATTCTTTTATTCGAGGATCTTTCTGTAGAGACATTGATTTGTGTCTACCATTTTTTTTATTGCGAGGATCATATCTAGAATATTTTGCCATCTTGCCTTTCCTTAAGTTATATAATGGTATATATCTTTCCAGTTTTTCATTAACGGAAACTTCTCGTTATTCATGTTATGGCCATGCTCGACCAAAATGCTTTCTAAACCAAGGCTATCACCTAGCTCAGCGTTCTCTAATTTATCTTCTATCCACAAAAGGCCAGAGTCTCTGTAAGGTTCTAGAACCTCGTCTTTATCAGCACCGGTATCACAGAATATAAACTTCTCGAATACTGTTTCTCCAAATAACTTCTTGGTATTTTGAATACGAAGAGCCTGAGCATTATGATCAAGCGATAGAGAAGTAATCATATGAAAGACATATCCATGCTTACGATGCAATAAGTCGACATAGTACATAGCATCACGCAGCGGAGGAAGAAAACCGATAGCAGCTGATTCATTAAAAAACTTAACTAGTCCTTTCTTTTCGGTGTTAGTTAGTCCGTAACGATCACCCATATCATAATGGCCTGGACCGCTTGCAGTCATTTCATAACCATGAGCTTGCATCCACGTATTAAATGCATATTCCCAATTCATTAGGACTCCATCACAATCTGTGAGGATTACTTTATTCAAATTATCAATCATATATTTCTCCTTAATTACAATGCTATTCTACACTATAACTAATGGAATGTACACGTTTAAGTTTTGTTTAAAATCAATAACCTAGCATTTCTTTTGTCATTATGTAGTCTCTTACAAAATCAGATCTTACGATATCTTCCCACCCAAAATTAACTATAGTGAAATTCTTGAGTTGTTCTACAATTTGTAAGAACTTGACAATTCCTGCTTTTTCATCATCATATTTAAAATCGCTCTGTTTATAGTCTCCGCAGAAAATAATCTTGCTGTGTCTACCTACTCGAGTAATCACAGAGTCTAGTTCATGAAAATTTAAGTTTTGCATTTCATCAACCACAATAACAGTATTGTCGTATGTAGTTCCTCTTATAAACGATGTAGAATCAAACTGCATTTGATTAGCGCTAATCATTTTATTATACGAAGATTTGTCACCAAATAACTCGTGACATATATTTTTATAGGGCAACGTAAAAGCATCTTCTTTTTCTTGTTTAGTTCCAGGCAAAAACCCCATATCTCTGGTAGGAACCATAGAACGTATTACTACAAGTTTGTCATGCTCTGTTTCTTTATCTAGGACATCTTCTAATGCCAGATAAAGAGCCATGAAAGTTTTACCAGTTCCTGCAGAACCAGTAAGAACTAAATTATCTCCGTCGTCCCATGATTTGTAAGTTTTTTCTTGATTTAGCGTGAGAGGGTCAAACTGAAGAAGATCATCCAGTCTGACCGTCATAGAATTATTTGTTGTTTTTTTACGATGCATAACCTAATTATTAATTGTGCTGTTCGGATTGTTTGATTTAATACGACCCAGCATGTTGTTCCATTCGCTTCCAGCTCTGCGTAGAGTGCTAGTAGTATCTGCTACAAATTTTGCTGTAGATAACTTTTGCTCCCACTTATCATCAGCTAGAAACTCTTCTCGTTCTGCGAGCGATAGAACCATATCATGTTCCTCACCCGTTTCTTTATTGATCATTGTATATGATGGCATCTTAGATATTGGGGGCTTTCGCCCCCATCCTTTCTTTTATGAAACTGGTTCCAATCTTGATTTTAAGAATTCACGTTTTCGTTTTAACTTAGATAATAGGTCCTCATTGTTCTTCATTTTAACCCTTTCTATATAGTTATTTAATTCTAGTAAATCGTTTTGTAGTCTATCAAGTTGGATTTTACTCATAAATTCTAAATTCTCCTGTTTAGTTATTTAAGAATTAACTTCGGATATGCCTCCTGTATTAATTTCTTAGTTATACCCTTTAAGGGTATCTTCTTATTAATCATACCGACTAATAATTCTGCATCTCGAGGGTGGATAGTCTCGAGAATATCTAAAAACATTTTTTCTCTTTTTGCCCGCATGACTTTTTCGCCTGGGCCACCTTTTACAAAGTAAGCCAGCTTCTTATTATTTGAGGTCCAATCAGATGCGTGCGATAGAGTTTCAGCTGGTTCGTATGGTACAGATCCAGAAGGCAGAAGCCATTGGACAGTATCATCAAAAGTTCCTCTTAAAATATCTTGAAGAGGCCAGTTGTTTCGCTGTTCTTGCAATATAGCAATTTTATCTATTTTAGATTTTGCTTTCGAAACTTTTTCTAAAATTTCAAAGCAATAAGGTACGCGTGGTTTATTTACCATATCAAATGAAGTCCTTTACGTCTTCTAATAATCTACGACATCGTTTGTCAACAAGATAGGGGAATACCTTTCCTCTATTGTTTGCTTTATTTTGGTTGTCATAACTATATATAATTTTTTCTTTTAGTACTTGAGGTGTAGATTCAAGATCAATAAGAATTCTATTACGCTGTATATTACGTAATACATTTTCACCTTGAGAATTTGGATCCTGCATAAGTGCCTCAATAATAGGTTTTCGTAATGGGGTCTGGCGTACACCGTTTACGAACACGTTGTCATCGCTTAATACATTTGGAACGCCGTCAGACGTATCGCCCTTTAGTATAAGCTCAAGCAGCTGCTTTCTTGGATGGTCTTCTTTAATAAACTTTTTTGTCATTGGAGAAAACTGAGAAACGTTTCCATATTTCTGAAGCTGAGCGAAATCTTTATCAGCAGAAATAATCATTACCTCTTCGTGTTGGCCAAATTCTTGTGTCTGTTCTACAAGAACTCCAATCACATCATCAGCTTCACAGCCATCAATCTTAATAGTTTTATATGGGAAATGCTCACCAAGTTCTTCCCAAACCAGATTGATAATCCGAAAGGCTTCTTGCCAATCCATTTTAGATTCTTTACGATTTTTCTTACGTGCAGCTTTATACTGAGGAAACTCATTGTATCTCCAGTTATTACCAGCATCACCAGTCATAATAACTTCACCAAATTTATCTTTAAACTTTGCACGATACATGCGGATTGAATTAAGGATCATATGACGAATCATATCCTCCTGAATGTCTAATTTCTGTGTTACAATGTTGCTGATAGCAATTGCAGAATAATCAATAATAATCATAATAATCTCCGGTTACATAAAACTATTCTAACACGTCTTCTGCACAATGTACACTTAAAATATGCTTTCTATGAATTTTTCCTCCAATAAAAGCGTTATAATATTCTTCTGGCTTAAGAAGAACGTCATATCTAAATTGGTATCTCATCTCATAGTAATTACACTGGCCCTTGGTTTTACACAGTTTTAATATTTCTCTGTGGTAATTATCAGGTCCTTTTTCTTCTACTAAAAGCTTTACTTCTTTGCTCGATCCATAATACTTACGCCAGTCAGATTCTACTCTTGTTCTAACACGGCGTTTTCTCTTTGAGTTTTTAGGTAAAGTTTTAGGTTTCCAGAAAAACTTTTTTCCAATATATTTCATACCGGTATCTTTTTCTGTTATTTGGTAAACGAACCCCTGATATTCCTCAGGGGTTTCGTTAAATTCATTTTCTTTATAGTACCAGATTGCGTTGTCTCCGCTTAATCATCTTCAACTGTTTCAAAATCCATTGGAGAACCGCAAAGAGGACAATACTGAGGTGTTTCCTCGCTATCGATTACTAAGACCTGGGACTCAGTGTCGCAGGCTATACATTCTGTCCAATACTCTTCTTCCATTTTTTCTCCTTATAGTCGATAGTATCTATACTAGAAAGAAATTTCACATGCGCCACCTTGACAGGCAATAGCACCCATTGTGTCGATATCCGTAAATCTCTTCTCATTGAGCTGAGCTACAAAATCAACACCTTCAAAGTTCTGCTGAATTTTTGTCCATTTGTGTAGAAGGAATACATCTTTCAAGCAGTACTCAGTTTCTTTAGGATCTCCCATAAAATAGTTATCAGCGAATTTATTAAAGCGCCGAATCCATTCCGCTCTAATATCTGATACTTCACCGAGGTACTCTTCTGGCATTTGAGCAGTTGAGGTAGCTTCCCACAAATCTCTAAATCCACACTTACGAGTATCTACAATTAATCCAGAAGCAAACAGCGCAGCCTTACCGTATTTTTCTACGATCTGATCCTGCGATAATACTTCTGTCATAGGAGCTTGAGCAAAATCTTTATCGCCAGACCCTGCCAAGAAGCTAATACCAGCAAATGCGTCTCTATTATCAAAAACATAATCTTCTACTTGCGGCCACATGTGCGGAAGTACGGTTACAGTATTTGATACGTTATGCCTAATACGAGAGTCGGCACATAGATCTTCATTTGTTCCAGCTTCTACCCAGTTCTGCTGAACCATTTTTACTTTTTCGAGAAGCTCTGTTCCGTACAAGTCTTCTTTATAAAGAGACCCTTCTGGTGATATTACAGGAAAACCTACACAATAATCAGTGTTACTAGCTGACCATACAGACTCTTCAACCATGTATGGATTTGTTTTAGCAATAAGCTGCGCAACTTCGGATTCCTTATTTAACTGAATGTGGCGCAGATACATTGGTGCATGCTCAGCGTGGATGCCTGAGGCAGTCTGCAGCAGCACTGAAGCATTACCTGAGGGCTTAACACAGGTTGTTCTAGCTGCTGGATTAATACCAATTAAATCAGCAACTTCTTTATTAACTGCTTTTACTATCTCTGCGCCTTGTTTCTGAATATCACTATCAAGCAAAACTTCAGGGTTATTCATCCATCCTGTGACTGAGACGCCAAGTAAAGCTTCTCTTTCAAAGATACGCTGGCTGGTTTCTCCGAGATATTTAAAGTTTGTATATCCTGCTTGGAGTGTTCCCATAATTGCTCCTGCTCGGCAGGCTTTAAAGAACTCCTCTTTCGATGTGCATTTTCCTCCATTGATTTCTGTGAGGTTACATCCCTGCCAACCTGACTCTCCATCAATTTGCGGATACATACCAATCTCAACACACGGATTAGTCGTAAAGTCTCTGTTTTCGACAAAGTAGAATCCAGGCTCTCCGAACTCTTTGATTGATCCCATGATTTTCTTAAAATCTTCACGAGTAATTTCGGATCTGACGATAACAGCTGAATTATTGCTTCTGCCCCTTTGAGGGTTATCGATAAACCAATTCCCTGTTTTAGCATTAATCATCTCCTGATCATCAGATGAGAACAAACATATAGTTGCAGACCTACGTACACCACCGGCTAACACAGCGTCCGCAGCATGCATACAAATGTCATATACTTCAATAGGTTTTAAGCGGTCACGGCCTGTAAGAACTATACCTTGTAACATGTGTTCGATTTTATCGAGTGCACGCCGTAGTGGCTCTGGACCAGGCGCTTTAAAACCACCGTTAATTTTAGCTCCTTTAGGGCGAACATGACTTAGATCAAAATAAACTTTACGACCTGCAAACTCAGGATGAGTGCTTTTGTCTGCAAAGAACGAAGACATAAGAACAGCTAATGAATCTGCCCAACCTT